TCTTCTTATGGGTTCACCCTCAATGGCTGAGGGAAACCTTGAAATGTTTGAAGAAATTTGTGAAATCACAGGAGAAATCCGTACTGGATACAGACTTAGAGATATTAAAACGCAAACTTTGCCCCAAGTTTCTTCGCGATTACCTTGGGAGCGGCAAAATACTTTTTGAACCTTCTCTTACCTTCCTTGGTAAGTTGTTCACCTAACTCTTCGTCAATAATAATTTTGTTGTCAAACTCCCAAAAAGCATCTATCTCTACCTGATCTCTGAGATACTGCTCTAACTTTTCTATGCCACCTTCCAATACCTTCATACCCTTCTGAGAATACTGAATCAACTCAGTAGTACCATTCTCATTGGGAATGAAGTGAAGGACTGGTTTGACCTGCTTCACCTTAATCTTTTTCTTCTTACCAGCCTCTGAAAGAATCTTCTTCAGAACTGGTTCTAGTGCAGTCTTGGCCTGTTGAACTCCGATGGTAGCACCAAGGGTAACTACAGTGGTCACCACAGCCAGCGATCCTGCGGCCACAAGGGGTCCAGGGTCAGGTAAGGGGATTTCGATACCACCAACTTCAATGGTAGGTGTTGCAGGGACCTCAGGAGTCGTTGGTAGATCACGAGTATCTTGAGGTGCATCTGTTGTATTGTTATTACCTCCACTGTCCATTCCCTCGGCAAGTTCAGCTTCTGTAGGCACATCCAGAACAGGATATTCAATTGAAGTGTCAGGCACATCAATGACAGGTGGTTTGATACCACCGACAACAGGACGAGGCACTGATGTCTGTGTGACTGGTCTTGGGACAAGAATACGTTGAGTGACAGGACTTTGCAGTTCTGCCACTACGTTACGAGGAGTCTGACGAATCTCCCTCTCAGGAGACTCACGAATCGTTCTCGTGTTGTAATCAAATATCGGTCTTACTTGTACCGTTGGTATCTGTCTTGGCATTAGGTTCAACAGCAGAAATTACAAGTGGTGCCTGTTCGATACGGATCACCTGAGCATTACCATTAGCAGTAGCCTGCTTGGTCATGATCTCTTCCATCTGAGCTTTGGTGATACCACCTCCACCATTACCATTCATTGCACCCTTCTTAGTTGTCTGAACGCCGAAGGTCGCGAGCACGCCTGTGAAGACAGACGCAATAAAGGTGGGATCGAGATCTTGTTTAGGAATCTGAAGTGCTGGAGGAAGGTCAACGTATGCCAGTGTGAGAATACCACCTGACCAAATCAGGATACCCAGTCTCACAAATGTAGATAGGATGGCTAGTTGTTCTTCTTTATCGTCTGTAGCTTCTTTGATCTTTCCGAGAAGGCCTTTCTTTTTCTCTTCAACCTTCTCTTCAGGTTTATCTTTGTCAAACATGGTGTGGTGGTAAGGCACCAATATTTAGAAAAAAAGGGGACCTATCTGGCCCCCTGGTATGCTGGGATCATCATCCCACCATCATGATCGTCATCGTCATAGTTGTCAGTCAAAATGGCCACCAATAAAAAGGCCCCTATCATAGTTGCTGATGCAACTACGATCTCATTCATCCCCAGACTGACTTAGGGCGGCCCCTGCACCAAAGGCAAGGAAACAGATACCTGCTACTGCTAAGAATCCCATCACCAGAGACCAGGGATAATCTGACCAGTGGTCAGGTATGCTCCAACTGCTGCAACGAATCCAACCATTGCTGCACGTCCGTTAAGTTTTTCTGCTCTTTCGTTCATGAGTTTTCTCCAAGTGTAAGATAGAATTTCGTGTTGTCCGTTGGTGAGTTCTCATAGGAAGAGATGTCACCGTATGTCTTATGATCCTTGTAACCTACCATTCGTCCCTTCGTATTCTGAAGGGCTGGCATAAAAGCAATCAGGAAAAAGATTGCTGGTGCCCCAACAAGAAGGGCTCCTCCGATTACATAATAAGTCAGGATTTCAATCAGAGAGTTTTCCATCAGTAAGTTTCACCAAGTTGTTCAACACTATAACCCAGAAGTACGAAAAATACAACGGCGGTTGTAGTGAAAAGAATTTCAGTCATCAGAAGATACCAAAGAAGAATTTACCAGTTGCGGCGTAGGAGATGAAACCAGAGATGATACCCATCATTGCCCAACGGCCATTGTAAGTCTCAGCAAATTGTTGAGGAGACTCAAGACCCTTACGATTGTAGGATTCTACAACCATTTCAGGTTCTTTGGCGAAGATGTTCTGTTGACCGAACTCATTCGTTGTAACAGTCATTTTTACCTAATGTAAAGATATGTAATATTATATATGTTTTCTTTACATTTGTCAACTATTTTGTCAGAGGATTACCATCTAGATCTGTATCACGACCATCAGTCCAGGCAATACCACTGGGTTGTAATGACATACGGGGATCATCAGACTGGCAAACAGGAACTCCTAATTCATTGTAAGTGTGTCTGTCAATTTCCTGATACTTATCAGTTGCACCATAAGGCCATCCAGGCATATCGAGAAGTACACGACCACCAGGTTCATCATCTAGGAACTTGACATCACGAATACAATAGGTAGGGATACTTTCTTTTGTCTCAGTTACTTCTGGTTGTCCACCACAAGATACAAGGAAGGGGAGAACCAGGAGGGGAAGATACTTTTTCATGGCAATAAAAAAGAGGGTCAAAATGACCCTCCAATTATATCACAACCGATCAGAAGGAATAAGTTACACCGAACTTAGTTCCGTAGCTGTTGTCGTCGTCGCTAGTGACGAAGGAAACTTCACCATAGAAATCGACGTTGTCAGCCAGGGCAACAGAGGCGCCGACCTTACCAGACAGTTCAGTCTCGGTGGCTTCGCCGTCTTCAGAGATGAAGGCGGGGCCGGCCTGAACGTAGTAACCAGCGGTCTCGGAAAGGTCACCAGCGTAGCCAACGTGAGCTTCGGTAGTGGTTCCGCCGTAATCAGAACCAGTCCAACCAGAGTTAGCTTCTACGTTGACGTAGGGCCCTGCCAGGGCAGCTCCGGCCAGAAGGGGGGTTGCAGCAACAGCTGCCAGTGCAGATTTGAACATTAGTTTTTCCTCTTTGTCTCGTGGAGTTTTCCCACGGATGGTAAGTGTCTCGACATGACACTGTGTGTTTTCTAAACATGCCCCAAACCTAAGTTTGCGAGGGTAGGGCAGTAAACAGGTGTATATTGTTACTTAACGTTAACCTGTTTTATTTATTATACAGAATAATTACCTATTCGTTTAATCTTTATCATATGTTTCGGGTGGTGTAGGGTTTCCCGAAGGTTGAGCCGTTCTTCCGTAATACGGATCATAATCCATCAGAGTGTCGATTGAAAGTTGAGCCCCCTGATTTGTCCAGAAGTTCCATTGAGCATCGAAGTTGCCTTTGTGGAAGACATCGATATGTTCAGGATGGATAGAAGAACCGAGAGGAATGTGATAAAGAAGAAGTGGTAACGCATAAGAGTTTCCAGAGTTGTATAGAAGATCATCTGCAACTGGACGTGGTTTACATCCATTATCCAGTTTGTATTTGTTCTTCCGACAGTGNAGTCGAATCAGTTTCTCTGCGTGATGACGTGAGATTACATAACAGGCTGTAGAGAATTCATTCACAAACCTCTTGTGAATCCTGATACTGATATCACCAGTACAGATAATGGCAATCTGAACCAGGTCCCAGTCATAGGGAATCTTGGACATGAAATCTTTCCAAGTGAAGTTCCAATACTTCACCAGGTCGAGACTACAGTCGTCCTCCATGATGATGGCGTATGGTTCACCACTCTCATAGAATTGTTTGATGGCCTTGAGGTGTGAGGTTGTACAACCAATCTCCATAGAGGACATCTGTTCAGGGTAAGTTCCCTTCANAATGTGACTCAGATCGTCCTCACGTCCGTCGTAGGCAGACACACGGGTATAGTTGTCAATCTCCCAGTATTTGAACTGGTTCTCCATGTACTCCCATCGATCCTCTTGGTCATCCAGATTGATGACGTAGATAGGACCCATTCCCTTAGTTTTGTATGCGGCTTTATTCTTATCCATCAGAACCAATCCGTATCTTTACATCCTTTATCATCAATGAAGATGTCTGCATGAGGTTTTCCGAACAGTAGTTCGTGATACTTCACTCCCCACTCTTCGAGTTGTTGTTCGGTCAGAGGTCTCATGATCTCCTCTGCCTTACGTCTGTCATCTGGATCTCCAGCAAACCTACCCATGGCACGGGCAGTGAAGAAGATGATGTAATGTCCTTGGTCATAGAGTTCATTAATCTGTTGAATTCTATTCTTGTAGGGTGTGGCCTTTTCGTATCCTCGTCCTACAGTGGGGGTACAGATAGTACCGTCAATGTCAATACAATACCTCATCAGTCTCCTTTTTCTAATCTTACACTATCAGAATCAAAGTGTTCAGTTGAGAACTCAAAGAGTTCTGTGTCCTTGAGTGCCACCATCTGGTGTCTCAGTCTGACAGGAACATGGAACTTATCACCTTCGATCAGGACAAGTTTATCTGCAGTCTCTAGACTATCACCCGTGGAGTAGTAAACTTCGATTGCACCCTTCTGTACATAGAAGACTTCATCCTTTCGTTGATGATAGTGCCATGAACACTTCTTACCTTTGGCAAGAAACAGAATCTTACCACAATACCGTGGACAATTTACAATCCACTTCTCATATCCCCAACCCTTAGGGACAAACTTAATTGGATCTTTTGCATCGTTC